GAGCAGTTTAGTGGTCATGCTCAGGACCGTGCTACCCTTATTTATACTCTGTGTAACTGAGAGTTTCCTACTGTTCGGATTCTGTCCTACTAAGCGAAAGCAACCTCTTTCACAATGGAAAGTAGTTTGTTCTTTTCTGCTGTGATAACTGGGTCAAAGCCTGATGCACTTGCAAGGATTCCCTCGTTGTTGCCATTACGGGCTGAGCGATACCAGTCAAGTCTTTCAGTCAATGTGTTGAAAGCACCCCAAGCAGTATTGTTAATCATTGAGTTTGTGTCTGATGCAAAAATCTCATCTAACAATTCAATCTTGGTTTCCCACTTGGTCATTGCACCCTTTGCATCTTTCTTTGGCATTGGATAAGCCTTTTCAACAATCTTATTGAAAGTATCTTTTGTGATTTCCTTTTCAATAAGTTCTTGAGCCATTTTGTCAAAAGCATCCATGTAAGTATTGGCAAGACCCAATGCTTCACGAGCAACTAAGATACGACCCTCAAGTGTTGATGTGTGTCGCATCTTGAAAGACTGCTTAACACCACGAAGAGCCATGTCAAGAGTGTTAGCACACACAACACGAACAGGTGTTACTGATGCACGAACAGCAAGAGAACCGTCATGTGATGTGTTTACAAGTAAGTAAGACTTTACAACATCTGCAACGCCACTTGGGTCAAGCACTGTCTCACGCTCAAGAGCAAGAGAACCAAATACAACACGACCATTCTTTAGTGAACCAGCGGTTTCCCAACGAGCACCGTCAAGAAGATTATCTGCAAAAGCAAATAGTTCTTCATTCTGTAAAGTTTGGTAACGCTCACCAACAACTGCTAGAACATCTGGGTGTCCGTCTTCTGGGTGGTCACGAACAACAAGAAAGTTAGATTTGCTTGATGTGTAATCTTCAGGTAGTTGAACATCTTCAAGACGTACATTCCAATTTGATAAGTGTGCTATGTCCATAACTTCACTTGTAGTGTGTTCTTCTGTAACAACAGTTCCTAGACCATGCCAAGCAGGTTCACGAAATGAATACATAGAACCAACACCGTTTATAACTTCGACTGCATCAGCCACGTTTTTCTCCTATAAGGTAGTTTGTTTAATAGTCTTACTATAACACAGAGGTCTGACATTTCCTAATCTCATCAGACATTTCAGGGGCATTTTTTAATCTTCTTAAATAACGATTTGATAACGGGGCGCGGATCAAGCTTTGAGAGGGGGCAGTTTATTGTCAATGCCCAGGACTTTCCTACCTACTAGGAAACCTAGTATCTTTCGTCTATTGAATCAATGTCTGCATCAAATTCATCAACTTCATACCTAGATTCATTTGAAGAAATCTCAACATCAAAGTCATAGACACTTAAGTCAGACACATCTTCATTAACTGGAATAGAGATTGTTGCTTTGATTGTTACATTGAATTCAACATCAACAGTCTTTGATAAATCCATACCAAAGATGTTTGCAATTTCAGTTGCGTGTTCTTCACCAATCTCATCAAAGTTCTCAACAAGATAATCTTTTAACTTGTCTTGTGCTCGTGAGTTACTGTTGTTAGTTGATTGTAGTGCATCTACTCTCCAGAACGCTCTGGAAATGTCGTCTGCATTTTCTAGTTCAAACTTTGAGTCTGATGGTGTGCCATAGTAGTAACCCTTGCGAACTAAGATAGTTGCCTTTGGGTCATACGCTGGTGTTACTGCCACTTGGTCTGTCATTGGTGTTATAGTTGCTGGTATTCCGAATGTTGGCTCACTTGTTGTGAATTCCACGTTATTCTCCTTGTAGGTTGTTTGTTGAAACTAGTGTATCAGAGAGGTCTGACAATTCTACCCATTCCTCTAGTTCTGAATCCCACTTGAATTTAGTGGTATCCACAGGGCAATCTTCATACCCGTTTTCAGGGTCTCCATACTCACAGATACATTCTTTATCTCGTTCCTTGTGGTCAGCGTGAGACATTGGAGAATCATACTCATAACAGGCAATGTCTTCTCCACCTAAGAATGTACAAGCACCACCCCAGCCTTGCTCTTCTTCATACTCATAGTCAAACTCAAGAGTTGGGTATTGTTCTGATAGTTTCATTAGAACCTCCCCAACAGGACTCCAAGCGGTTTCAAATTGGTACAAGATAGAACCATCATCATTAACTGTTTTAATAGTGTTAGGATACTCAGACTTATTATCTACTCCTACGTCCCACTTAGTTCCCCAGTTACGGCAGTTCCAATGATACCAGTCTTGGTCTTCTTTCATAGAGCGAACAAACTCTTGCATAAAAGATTCACCATCAAATTTACCATCATCATCTTTTTTGATGTTCTTGTTACCCTTGAAAGTATCTGTATCATAGTATGCTTCTAGGTCTGTTGGCTTTACAATGTTCCAAAAAGCAAACACAGGATTGTCATAGTGCTGTTCGTCAGCAACCCAAACAATTTCATTGTTCTCAAATTTATGTTCAGGGAAATGTTTTACGAATGGCTGATTAAGTTGTGCAACCATCTTATCTAATTCTGATTTCTCACCTGATACAACAAGTGAATTAAATACCCAGTTTGGCATTTGTACTTCTTTCTAGTAGGTTATGATTTCATCATACCACAAGGGTCTGACATTTTCAGGGGCATTCAGGGGAACTTCTTAAACTTCTTAAATAAGCTTTGAAATGGGGGCGCGGCTTCCTTGCGATCTGGATGGGACTTGAACCCACGACCTCCGCCGTGACAGGGCGGTGCTCTAACCAACTGAGCCACCAGACCAAGGGTGTGCCAGGATTTAATTATCTATCATTCAATCACCAACAACCTGGCGGTATTGGCTACCTTTTAATTAATTGAGTTACCTTACCAAGAGGCTTGGTACTCAAAATAGTCGAACTTGCTATCAAGGCATCTAGTGATGATACCAATAGTGTCGTTCAAATCTCCAAAGTAATATTTATCATAGTCAGTAGAGCCAAAGAAGAATCCACTACCTGTTGGTAGTAATTGTTCTGCCAGTTCTGGATTAGCAACTACTGTAATGCACAAGTCTTTCAAATCTTCTAAGTTTTTTCTATTAACATAGATTGGCTGACATTCATCAACACCATCTGCTAAGTTATTTACAAACCAATGATGAATCATATTTGATTTACGCCAGTAACCCATTGGTACATCAACAGTAATACCAGCAAAGCCAGAACTGTCAATTACATCTTCTAATTCAAGACGACTAACAATTTCATTAAAGATTGGATTAATCGTGTCTTCATCTTCTTGACGATTAAAGTTGTGACGGTACACATACTCACTTGCACGAAGGTACATATCTAAGCCCATTGTGGACTCCGTTCTTTTGTAGGTAGATTTATCTTAGCATAGAGGTCTGACAGTTTTAAGGTGGGGTGCAAGGGTAAGAAACACCCCACCTAAACTTGTCTTAACTACTTAGCAGTAGTCCAACGGTCTTGACCATTTACATCAAGACGGATACGCATAGTACCATTGGCGTTCTTGATTACTTCCTGAACGACTCCAGTTACCTTGCTCTTTGCTGTTACGAACTGTGAGCCAACAGTTGGGGCGATTGTCTTTGCCATTTGCTTCTCTTTTCTTTGGGGGAATTGTTTCCCGTTGTTGTTATAGTATTACTATACCAGAAAGGTCTGACAAAATCAAATCCATTCAGGTAATTCAGGGGTGATTTAGATCACATCTTAAAGACTTGACAAATGCCAGGTCTTGAGGCGCGGGCTTCGCAGCTCCTACATCCCTTCCCTTTGTTCAAGGTATTCAATGTAAGTTTCAATAGATGCCATTTCACCCATTAGTCTATCTAACTTAGTAAATGTATCTTCTTCAATTACTTCTGGTTTTTTATTAAAAAGTTTTATAGCCATTCTGTTAAATCTCCATCTGCTATTTCTGAATAGTCCATACCAGTTGCTTCTGCAATGGCTTCCCACACATCGTCTTCATTAAAGATTCCATTGGGGTGGTTTTCCATTAGAATCATTTCTATTGTTTTCATCTTAGCCATTGTATGAGTATGACCTTTCATAGTCGTGGGTAGCGGTTTCACAAGAGATTACCACATTTTCACCCCAGTTGTCAAGTTCACTTATTTCTGTACGAGGAATAGCAAAAATAGCAAATCCTGTATCTTCTAGCAATTGGTCTTTAATTAAATAACTAATAACCATTCTTGTCCAATAGCCATAGTCACCCTTACGCTTTAGTGCGTGTTCAAATGCCATGTCTAAATCTTCTGCAATACTATCTGCACCCCAATGGGAATACAATACGGTAATTGCTTCGCTACCATCATCGAAGATGTAATTTACTCTTGCACCCATTTTAGTAACCTGCTTCCGTTAGCATTTTGTTAATAGCATCTAATTCTTCTTTAGACAATTTGGCAAGGGCATTGTCATCTATGACACCCTCAAACAAATCCTTGATTAGTTCTGTATCTGACATAGTGTTTCTTTCTTTAGTAGGTATGATTTCATCATAGCATAAGGGTCTGACATTTTCTCAGGGGGTCCAGGCTATTTTCTTAAAAGTCTTAAATAAGTTATCCACAGGGGGGCGCGGCTCTTTCGAGCTGCCCCTATTTTCCATCTAGCCATCTTGCAGAATCCAAATACTCGTTATCCATTTTTTTATAACCAAGCCCATCAACAAAACCAATGACTGGCAATACAAGAAGTGCAATTACAAATAGTGCAAAGATAAATTTCATACTAATCCCAAAAGGTAGATTTGCCAACGTGTTTTTTCTTACGATTGTATTTCTTTTTATTAACGTGCTTAGCAGAGGCGTTGCTCCTACGCAACTCAAGCCTTGCTCTAAGTTGTTCAGGTGTTGCTATAAATTTCATTCTTCCTCCCATTCAGGTTCAGATACCCAAGCATCTAAACGATGACCCTCAACAATTGCAGAGGCAGGTGCATAGTTACTACCACGCCACGAAATTCCTTGAGGCAATTCAATTTCTGCAAAGTAGTCCTCATTCCAAATTGCGTTAATAGCATCTATGCAAGGCTGTACCATTGAGGACGGTACTGGAGGATAGCAATTGTATTGCAAGTGTAGGTTAATCTGTGCCTCAAGTGGCATTGTATCCATAGTGGATAATTCATTTGCGAAGTTTAGTCCCATTTTATTTCTCATTTCTTGTAGGTAGGGTATTTATTCTATCAGATAGGTCTGACATTTTAGAATGGTGGGAATGACCAACAAGGCACAAATTCCTCATAGGTCTTGTTTATTCTTTTGATAACTATTTCAGCAAACATTGGTTCAACGCCTGACGATGCAGACTTGACGGGCTGACCAATGTATTCTAAATACATCTTGACATCTTTTGAAGGAATGTCTAACTGCTTAGCAATTTCATAGACTCTCATAGTGCCTCCTCAAAGTCAGGGGATTCAAAGGTGTATCCATACACTCTTTCAAATTCATCAACAGTCATCTTACCCTTGTAGGTATCACAGCACACAACCTGTTCAGCAAACATTTCTTGCTCACAGAAACAACAAATAAATTCTGTCATTTTATTTCCTCTCTTTATAAGAACACTCTAGCATAGGGGTCTGACAATTTTTTCAGGGCGATTATCCACAACTTCTTAACAGCCTGTGGATAACGGGGGCGCGGCTCTTTTTAGCTGAGCCTGGTGTGCTAGGCTGCACTCCCCCTATACACAACCCAGATTAGTGCTTGAATAGTGCGAGGTGTCATTGCAGTTTCTTGAGCAATTTTTTCAATAGCCTCAGACAGTTGGCTGTAGTCTGTTTTGTTAGGGCTGTCTTTTGTTAGACCTGCTGATCGCATCATCCAAATGTCAATCGTGATTGCATTTTCATCACCTGCAATGTTGCGAGCAAATGAATTTGTTTTCTTTCCATTAAGTGCATCGAAACCAATTTCTAAAGCACGTTGAGCCATTTTAAGATTGTTAGGTAGGCAACGCATGGTGTCATCGCCATGAGCGAATCTAAGTGCCTGACGAACGTTAGTTGACCAACGCTGACGAGGTGAGAACGCTGACACAATACTAGCCGCTTGTTCAAGCGATACATCCATGCCTCGTGTCTTGTAAATGTCTACAATCTCATGGGCAACGGCTTCAGCATCTGCATACCATTGGGTTGCTTGTTCGATCTGTGATGCCTTAGCACTCTTAACAATTTGGCGGTAGGTATTTTCGTAGTTCATGTCTATCTCATTTCTAGTAGGTATCTCTGATACTAGCACACACCCCTGACAAAAACAAGACTATTAGACATTATTTTTATAAAATTTTCAGGGCAATTTCAGGGGATTTCTTAACTATCGTAACAAGGGTTATCCACAGAGCCGCGCCCCCTCGGGCGTGTCGCAGCTGGCTAGTCTGTGTATTTATCCACTAGCAAATAAATAAAAGTGGCAAGGGATAAAATTAAAACCCAAGAATAAAAACTATTCATTAGTATTCACCTCTCATCACAAATGCAAACGAATGAGAACCAACATCAAAAATTAAAGATGTATTTTTTCTATTTAGTTTTTTACTGTAGTAATTTGAAAAACTAATTCCAATTACGAAAGTACCGTCAATTTTATTATGTGCAAATCTCATTACATACCCACCGCATCTAAAAACTTTTCTTCATCAAAGTTTGGATTATCGCTTGCAAATAAATCTGCAAAATCTTCTGCAATACTTTTTACAAGTGAAGAAATCAAAATGTTGTCTTGTCCTGCTTCTACATAAGAATTAAAAATCTTTGCAGTTGCTATGTAGTCTTTGCGTGTCATCATTTATTTTCCTGCCTTTGCATTTTGAAAGAATTGTAGTTCAAGATTTTGTTCTTGAGTTTTTTTGTCTAGCAATTCTTGAATCTCATCAAGTGACTTTGACCATTCAATAGAAACGGCTAGAATTGTTGAAAGCACAAGGTGTTCATTTGTGTTTAGTGTTGGATACTTTGCATTTTGCAAAGCCTTGTAAGAGTCTAGAAACTCTTGGGTGTGTAGTGTAGTGTAAGTCATTTTGTGACTACCTTTCTTGTTGTTGTTAGTTTGATTCTAGCATAGGGGTCTGACAGTTTTACTTGTAGACACGCCTAGTCAAAAGTTTTATTTGTAGATTGTAGTAGTCAATCATTCGTTGATTGGTTGGGTCGTGCTTGATAGTACGCTCTAGGTCGTTTACTGCATCTACTAGCAGTCTTGCGTTCTTGATTTTAGTGTAAGCCATTGGATTACCTTTCGTTTATCTTATGCTTTCAGCGTACCATAGGGGTCTGACATTTTTGGTATTTCAGGGCGTGTCTTAGGTTAACATTAGGTTAACAATAATCCACAAGTTATCCACAGGATTCCAGGGCATTTCTTAACAATCGTAACAAAAGTTATCCACAGGGGCGCGGCTCGTTCGAACATTTGTTCTATGACATACATCACAAAAATAGTGTCTCAAATAGTGAGATTCAGGTAGAAATTGTCAGTCAGGTATGCTAAGTTATTACTATAAAGAAAATTAAATAGTGGTTAAAAGGGATTAGGGCTTAGAAAAAAGTTTAGACCGCAAGTCTAAATGTGATTGAAAGTCCAAGTCAAACGGAGTCTACGCTGACAGAGGTCAGTATTCACCGTCTCAGTTTCACGCTAGTGTCCTAGTCCCCTTTAACCATTATTAAATCGCTTAGTGTGAGCCTAGCAAATAAGCAACGAAAGTTGATGAGCCTAGCAAATAAAACTAAGCATAACGAAAGGATTCATTATGAATGAATTACTAATTGAAGACATCACAGATGAAGAATGTTTTGACTGTGGAGATAAGCTAACATCGTGGGAATTTATTTTCTGTGTTATGTGTGATGGAATGGAACAATACGAAATCTAAAAAAGTCCAGGGGATTTTAAAATTATCGTAACAAAGATAATAAAAAAAATTCCGCGCCTCGTTTTCCACAGGTTGTACACATATGTGGATAAAAGAGTTCATCTACTGTTAACCTACGACACGCCCTATTTGGCAGAAATTGTCAGGGAGGTGTGTTAGGTTTAGATTATTAGATAAGAGGAGGTAAGAAATGGAAATTACAACATTAGATGCAATCGGACTAGCAATAGTTGCATTGTACAGCGTGTTTGCTGGTTGGTTCATCATCAACCAGTAAGCACCTCCCCAAAATTGTCAGACCTACCTGCTAGATTAAAACTACCTACTAAGAAAGAGAACAAAATGTTTCTATTCAACCTACAAGCCCCACTAGTATTCATTGCAGTATTCTCATTACCTGCATTGCTACTTGAACTACAACTACTAGTGATTGGCTTTAACTTTATGTCTGCCAATGTGATGATAGCAACAGTTATCATTGGCGTACTATCTGCAATAGGTGCGGTAGTTATCGAAATGATTGAGGGGTAATAACCATGAATGAATTAGCATTTGAAAATATTACTAAACTAAAATGTCTAACTTGCGGTGATAAATTAACGGCTTGGGAAGATACATACTGCATACTATGCGATAGTGACAAAGAATATGAAAATTTCTTTGAAGAAGATTTTTAGAATCTAAAATAAAATGGGCTCACTAATAAAAGGTGAGCTTTTTTTATAAATCATGCATCATACATCATAGACAAATATTCAGATTTTCTTCAAAATGGGATCTAGCTGCAAATATAAAAATTTTCAGAAATCGGGGGTATTGAATATATATCTCAATATGTGAGATGATATGTTACAATTGTGTTACAAATAATTTAATAGTTCAATGTTTCTGGCAGCTCAATTTGACAAGTATAAAAAATGCAATTACACTATGAGTGCAGCGAATCTTAAAAAACTAAAAGTTTTAGAAAAGTTGGGGGCAGGGGGATAGAATTATTAAAAAACAAAGAGAGAAGCAAATGAATAATCAAGATTATATTAGATACATCTTCTGGATAGTATTATCAGTAATTGTTGTATCTACACTCTCTGGTAGCTAAATATCTATTTTTGTCTAATTTTTCAGGGGATAAATAAATTCATTTCTGGTCATATGCTTTAGCATCAATAATATCTATTGACCATATCATATATATCTGACATATCTTCATATAGGGGAATATCTGCATATTTCTTAATACTTCTCATATCCCCGCAAATTTTACATATATAGATATAGAACAACGTAGTTGTATATTATATAAGGGTTTGATTGATATACTATTTTGCCGATTTTTGCGAGCCGATTTTGCGAATTTTTTTTATTATATAAAATGATTTAAATGATATAATTGTAATACTATGTCAACTAAGATTCAATTAAGAAGAGATACTTCAGCAAACTGGACTAGTATTAATCCTACCCTTGCTTCAGGCGAAGTTGGTTTTGAAACAAATACTGGTAAATTTAAAATTGGCAATGGATCTAGTGTATGGTCTGCTTTAAGTTACTTTGGTGGAGAAGTTGATTTATCAACATATTTAACTATTTCTTCTGCTTCTACAACATACCTAACCCAGGCTTCAGCTTCTGCTATATATTTAGCTCAATCTTCTGCAACTTCTCCAGCATACCTACCCTTTGTCTCTGGTTCATATTATAAAAACCCAGGAGCAAATAACAGCGGAATTTCATGTAATTTAAATTCTACAAATTTTGGACACTTTTATGTAGGACAAACTACATCATTTGACAGAATTGGATGTTCAACTGGAACAGTCACTACTGCTGGAAATGCAAGACTTGGAATTTATACAGATTCAGGTGGTAAACCAGGAACTTTAGTTTTAGATGCTGGAACGGTTGCTTATTCTACAAACAATACTGCATATTTAATCACTATTAATCAAAGTTTAACTCCTGGATGGTATTGGCTAGCACATAATATGCAATCTGGAAGTTCTCTTTTTTTTGGAAGTGGTGGAAATCAAACTAGTATACAGGGTGTACAAAGAATGGGTTCAACAAGTCCATTTACAAATATGATATCTGGTTATGAACAATCATCAGTTACTGGATCATTTCCAGCTTCAGCATCTGCAGCATTTTCAACAACTAATGGAATTGTATCAGCATATTTGAGGGCAACATAATGGCTCAACAAATTACTTATGGGATAGGTGGTTATGACCCATCAAAGCCAAATGACAATATTGTAGAAGTTATTGAAATAGACTAATTAGCATAGTGGTTTATATAATGATATAATAAGAATACTATGGCTACAATATTTCCTGGATCCGCCTCTGTTGGTCAAATTTTTGACGGATATGAATTTAATGGAACTGCCTGGGATATTGTTGGTATTGATTTAACTGCTGATTACCCTGAAATTATTGATGGAAAAATATCTGCAAGCGTTATTCCTAGCACTTTTGCAACAACTTCATATGTAAATCAACAAGTTGGAAATATTAATTTATCCCCATATTTAACACAATCTTCTGCTTCTACTACATATATTACACAAGCTTCTGCAAGTACAACATATGCTACAAAGACTGAATTAAACAACATTGATTTAAGTTCCGCTTCTGCAGCAGCAGTTGCAGCAATTGTTGATTCAGCTCCATCCACATTAAATACTCTAAATGAACTTGCAGCAGCACTAGGTGATGATGCAAACTATGCATCCACAATTACAACAGCACTTGGAAATAAATTAGATACATCTACAGCAAGTTCTACATATCAGCCACTTAATGGTGCTTTATCAACACTCTCTAGTACATTTGGAAATATTACTATTCAAAGTGGAATAGTTAATTTTGCAAACTATGGAATGGGAATGTTATCCTGGTCACTAGACACTAACACCTATTTAACAGAGATATCTGCTTCTACTACATATGCTCCAATAGTTCCAGCAGTACAAACAGGTTTCCGTAATGCCATTATTAATGGTGGTATGGATATCTGGCAACGTGGAACCTCTTTTAGCGGCAACAGCGTATACACCGCAGATAGATGGGTATCAACAACAGATACAACAACAACTTGGACTCGTCAAAATTTTACGCCAGGTAATCCAATTACTGGATATGAACCAACTTACTTTTTTAGGTCAGTTGTTTCTGGTGGGGCTTATTCTATTATTGAACAACGCATTGAAGATGTCCGCACTCTTGCTGGACAAACGGTAACTCTTTCTTTCTTTGCAAAAGCAAATGCTACTAAAAATCTTTGGGTCAGGCTTGACCAAAATTTTGGAACTAGTGGAAGCACAACAGTAAGTTATACATCTTTAGATGTTAAATCTATTTCAAGTACATGGAATAGATACACATATACTTTTGCAGTGCCAAGTATTACTGGTAAGACCGTTGGTGCAAATAGTTATCTCAGTGTTCAATTCTGGTTTACAGGCGGTGGAAGTGGTACTCAAACTGGAACATTTGATTTATGGGGTGTTCAATTGGAAAATGGAACTATTGCTACACCATTTGAACAACGTCCTATTGGTACAGAAATTTCTTTATGCCAAAGGTATTTTTGCAAATCATTTCCAATAGATGTTACCCCTGCAAATGGCTTAGGAACTGGTCCAGGTAGTGGAAATCAATTAACTATTTTTTCTACTACGGTTGGAAATAATTACGCAAATTTTCAAAGATTTCCTGTACCAATGCGTAGAGCTCCAGACATGGTTGCATTTAATGCAGAGAATGGAAACGCAGGAACATGGAGTATTTACAGCAGTAGTGGAGCATTAAATTCTAGTTTTGCTACTACTGGTGCGTTTTCACCGCATCATACAGGATTTTTGCTTTCTTATGGCGGTGTATCAACTATTACCGTTGCTAACGGTGCATGGACGGCGAGTGCAGAACTTTAAGGAAAACATTAATGGCTTGTAGAACAATATACTAAATATTACTACTTGCAGACTTTTCATTAATAGTATCTAATTCATTTACAATCTTATAAGCCCATTGAGTAATTGAATATTCATATTTATTATAATGATGACCACAGAAATATAAATCCCCCGAAACTCCAGTAGCAAGTACAAAAGCTTGAGCACCACATCTATCACAACGATCTGAAATTTTCAATACTTTTTTAACTTCTTCTTTAGTATCAGGCATTTATTACTCCTATGTTATTTATATGTTATAATTGTTTTTAAGTCTTACTTTGGAGTATACCATAAAACAATGAATAATTCAATAGCGATGTTTGTCGAAAACTGGCAAATGTTTTTATCTCTTACCGCTATATTAGGTGTTGGATATGCAACGGTAAGAAAATTTGAAAGAATTCTTGGTAAAGATGAAAAAGGTAGAACAATAGCAGATCGCCTTGATCGTGTAGAACATCAAATATTCCCAAATGGCGGATCTAGCATGGCAGACAAGGTAAATAATCTTGGATCCAATCAAAATGAAATTAAATCAGATCTTAAGCAATTAACTGGTGAAGTTAAAGTAATTCATGATGTTTTAGTAGCATATATTGCAGATAAGAAATAAAATAGTTTGGTATAATAAAAGAGTAAGAAAATTTAAATAGGAGTGCCCAATATGACCCCAGGGCTTGTAAACTTTGTCTGTCCACAAGGAAGCACGTTTAGAAGGACTTTAACCTACACCCTGGACAATCTACCTGTTAATTTATCTGGATATTCTTCAAGATTACAAGTAAGACAGGCATATTATTCTGACAATCCAATTGTTTCCCTAGTTTCTGGAAGTGGAATTACTATTGGAGGATCTGCAGGAACTATTGATATATTTATTGCAGCAAGTGCTACATCTGCTTTCCCTGCAGGAAATCACGTTTATGATTTAGAAATAGTAAGTCCATCAAACATTGTTGATAGATTAATCGAAGGTACATTTAATGTAACTCCAGAGGTAACAAGGTAATGGCAGAATTAAAGGTAGAAATTGATCAAGTTATAAATAATATAACAATTGATGAAGAAAATGTAGTAGTTCAATTAGGAACCTCTGGTCCACAAGGTGGAAGAGGAACTGGAATACTTAATGGTACATCTGCTCCAGATAATACTATTGGTATTGTTGGAGATTTTTTCTTAAATACAACAAACATGAATTTGTATGGTCCAAAAACAGATTCAGGTTGGGGAACTCCAACAGATTTAGTTGGAAGTCAAGAGCTTGGTTATGTTCACATTCAATCAGTACCCTCTGCGGTATGGAACGTAACACATGGATTAGGGTTTACCCCTAATATTACAGTAGTTGATACAGCAGGAACAGTTGTTGAGGGGTCATATAACTATCCAAATTCAAGTACTGTAGTTTTAACCTTTATCGGAGCATTTTCGGGAAGGGCTTATTTATCGTAATGAAGGAGGTGAAAATATATGTCTAGAAAATTTTTAACAAGTATTGATTTAAATCGTAATGAATTGCAAAACGGTGTTATCCATAATTTGGCTACAGATCCAGGTAGTGGAGTTGCTGGTCAAGTTTACTTTAACACTGTTGACAACACGTTAAAAGTATATACTGGATCATCTTGGGAAGCCGTTGGGTCTACTGAATTTATTGGTGATGCAGTAAATGATTTACTTGATAGTGGAACTGGAATTTCATTAAACTATAATGATGCTGGAAATTCTCTTACAATTGCAAACACTGGCGTAACTAGCATTACTGGTACAGATAACGAAGTATCTGTAAGCGGATCTGCTGGTGCAGTAACGGTAAGTCTTCCAAACTCTATTACAGTAGATGTAACTGGTGCTTTAACTGGTAATGCAAGTACTGCTAGCACTTTGCAGACACCTAGATCTATTGCTCTTGGTGGTTCTTTAAGTGGTAGTGTTAGTTTTGATGGAAGTCAGAACGTAACAATTACAGCAGATATTGTAGCAGATTCAGTCGCTCTTGGTGCAGATACAACTGGTGATTATGTAGCAGGTGCAAGTGCATCTGGTGCAGGTATCAGTGTAACTGGTTCAGGTGGTGAAGGTTCAACTCTAACTATTTCTAACACTGGTGTTACATCTCTTTCAGGAACAGCTAATGAAGTAACTGTTTCAGCATCTGCTGGAGCAATTACAATTGGTCTTCCAGATGATGTAACAATCGGAGGAAATCTTGGTGTAACTGGAAATCTAACTGTAAGCGGAAGCGTAACAACTCTAAATACAGAAACTTTGCTAGTTGAGGATAATCAAATTACCCTTAATAGCAATGTAACTGGAGTTCCTGCAGCAAATGCAGGTCTTGAAGTTGAGCGTGGTGATTCAACCAATGCTTCTTTAATTTGGAATGAATCATCTGATAAATGGTCAGCTGGACTTCTTGGTAGCGAAACTGCCATCTCTCTTGAAGGTCACGTCCATGCAACATCTGATATAACTGGATTACAGGAGTATGTTGAAGATACAGTTGGCACAATGCTAACAGACTCTTCAACAGTTGATTTCACATATTCAGATAATTCTGGAAGTGCTGGAACATTCACTGCTGGTATCATTACAGCTTCAACAAGCTATTTGACAACTGGTAGTGGTCTTGCTGTTGATATTTCTTCTGTAGAGTCAAAGTTAATAACTGATGGATTCCCAAAGAAATATGCAGTTAATAACACATCGCTAACATCAACTAGTGGAGTATGTACCTGGACTGTAACACACAACCTTGCAACTAAGGATGTAACAGTTCAAGTATATGAAGTTGCTGCTGATTATAATCAGGTAGAAGTAGATGTACAACATACATCAACATCTGCTATAACTATTAAAATTAATAGTGCAACAACAATTGCTGCTGACACATATCGTGTTGTAGTAATTGGATAAAGTATAATATAGTGTGTGGGGGGCTAGATTAAACCCTAGCCCCTCATATTAGAAGGAAAAAATGGCAAAGAAATTTTTAACAGGGTTAAATTTAGTAGTATTACCTTCAGATCCTATAAGTGGATCCGAGGGAGAGCTATACTTTAATTCTTCAGCATCTGTTGCAAAGATTTACCAAGCAGGAGTTTGGTCAGTCCTTGGTGCAGGTGCTGGCGGTGGAACAACCGTTAGCACAACAGAGCCAGCTTCTCCAGAAACTGGGGATTCTTGGTATAAAAATGATACTGGTGAATTCTATGTATATGATGGAACTTATTGGGTAGAAGTAAATGGTGTAGTAGAAGGGTCAAACAATCTTTACACTCTTTCAGATGTTAGTTTAAATTCTTTAACTGATGGAGACGCTCTTATGTGGAGCTCCGCATCTTCTGCATGGACTAATCAAGAAGTACTTTTAGAAGCAGCTCAAATTAGTGCAACAGAACCATATCCTGCAGCACAAGGGGATCTTTGGTATAAAGATGACACTGCTCAATTTTTTGTATATGATGGAGTTTATTGGTTAGAAATAGGGGCATCCGCTTCAGTAGCAACTAGTCTTTTTCTTCTTGAAGATGTTGACTTTACAGGTCCTGTAAATAATCATATATTAGCATATGATTCTTCAGGCTCTGTTTGGACCAATAGAGATCCAAATGAAATAAATATTGCTACAAAAGGTGGTTGGGAATATATTGATCCAATTGTAATTAGATCCCATGATGGGTTTACAGATGGCTCAATAACTCTTCAAAGTTGTTACAATTCAATAATATTAAATGATGATAGCGGTGTAGCATTTGTAACTAATTCAGGATCTGCAAACTTTGCATTCAATAATGCTGGACAAATTGTATTTCCAGATACATCAATTCAAAGTACTGCATTTTTAGGAATAAATTCATATAACACTTCACAAATTTCTGAAGCAGGTAATTTATATTTTACAAATCAAAGAGCAATAGACGCACTTTCGCCAACATTGTTTGAATATTTAAGTGCTTCTGTAGCTGCAAACACTTACTTAACACAAAGTTCTGCTTCTTCAACATATTTAACTCAGACTAATGCGACAACTTTATATCAATCAAAAGATTTAAACCTTACTAATATTTCCGCACTATCAACATCTGGAATCCTTATTCGTGGATCAGATTCAACATACACCACAACAGCCAACAACTCTTCTAACTGGGATACCGCCTACACGGACAGAAACAAATGGGACGGAGGATCTACAGGTCTTACTGCATCTACTGGAAGAACTTCTTTAGGTCTTGTAATTGGAACAGATGTTCAAGCTTATAGCTCACATCTTTCAGGAATTGATACTCTTGGTTCTGGAACTGGATTACTAAAAAATACAGCAGGAACGTGGTCTTATGACACAAGTACATACGCCTTGTCATCATCTTTATCTGGATACCAACCAGTTGACGGAGATCTTACAGCAATTTCTGCAATTACTTCAGGAGTTGGTCTATTAAAAAGAACTGGACCAGATACATGGACGATTGACACTAATTCTTATATAACTGGGTCTTCTCCAACAATTAGCACATCTTTAATATCTGGAACTAGTACCTTTAATTTAGTAAATAGTACTGCAACAACAGTAAATTTTGCAGGAGCAGCAACAACATTAACAATAGGATCAACAGATGCAGGAGCAGTAACATCTCTTAGGACTCCAACCATATCAACAACAAGTTCAACTTTAGATTTGTTTAATACAACTGCAGCTACAGTTAACTTTGCAGGAGCTGCAACATCTCTTACAATTGGTGGAACTCCAACTGGATCTATTACTGCAACACTATTTGGAAACGCAACAACTGCTACAAAAACAATTAACATTGGAACTGGTGGAGTTTCAGGATCAGAAACAAATATAAATATTGGATCTTCAACAGCTGGGGCAACTGGAACAGTTTCATTTTATCCTTCTACAGTTTTTAATGGATCTATATCAGTTCCTACCCCAACAACTTCAACACATGCAGCAAATAAATCTTATGTTGATTCACTTGCATCAGGAATTAACATAAAGCCTGAAGTTGTTTATGTTTCTCAACAAGCTTTAAATGCAACTTATGTAAATGGAACATCGGATTCATCTGGAGGTCTTGGAGTTGGTGCAACTCTAACTGGAAATGTTGACGGAGCTTTAATTCTAGATGGAGATGAAGTTCAATCATCTCAAAGAGTTCTTATTAGAAATCAAGCAGATCAAAAACAAAATGGTATTTATGTAGTATCATTCCCTGGAGATGGTGATGACCCATTTATTCTTACAAGAGCAGTAAACTTTAATGGAGCAAGTGTAACTAGTGGTTTAATTAAATCAGGAGATTATGTATTCGTAACATCTGGAAGTGTTTCTGCAAACGATTCGTATGTAGTATCACAAGGTGGAACTTCTATTAATCCAGCTGGTGCAATAAAAGTTGGAACTGATAATATAATATTTGCACAATATTCTGGAGTTCCTTCAAATATTAGTACATTAGGATATGTAACTGTTGGAACTTGGGCAGCAACCCCAATTGATAAAGATTATATAGATTCTGAAATAGCAAGAACAAATAATCCGACACTTACTGGACATGTTACAGTTCCATCGCCTACAGACGATACAGACGCAGCAAACAAAGAATATGTAGACGATTTAATTTTTGCAAGTCTTCCATATTTACCAGACATTGTTCCAATAGATGATATGAGATATGAATTTGATGGAATTACTAGCAGATTCCTTCCAAAATTTGCAGGGGAACAAGTTGCTATAAATAATCCTTTAAGACTTCTCTTAACAATTAATGGTATAATACAAGTAGTGGATTTTCCAGAATATGTTTGGCAATCTATGTTACCAAGAGAAGGCTTTATGGTTGACTCAGATGGATACATAGCGTACTCTGAAGTTCCACCACTAGGATCAACTTTTGATGCAAGATTAATGCTTGGACCAAATGTAAATTCAATAAAGAAAGGATATCCATTCAAAGCAGTGGATATTTTATTAGGAGCATAAAAAATGGCAAGAAAGATATTATTTGAAACAGGGTACACATTTGACCCAGCTACACGAACAATTGTAATTCCAGATCATATTCCAAGGGAAAGATTGATTCTTATTACAAATGTTACTACTAATCAGGTAATTTATAATTTTTCAGATCCAAGTCTTAAGGCAACAAGCTACACAGCAGCAATTGACACAAACAATGCTCCAACTACAACAGTTGTACTAAACTTTAATACAGCAGCTATGACCTCTACTGATAAGCTCCAAATAACAGTAGACGAGTATGCAGAAAGTTTTCAGCCAGATGAGTCCTATATGGATCCTGTTGGAAAATTGAGAGTTTCTACACCTACTTCTTTAATTGATACTGATTTTGAATATGGAACTCAGCCAACTAAATGGGAAGTGTTAAGCCTTACAAATAACAAGCCATCTTGCTACTACGATATTCAAGCTCCAATTGCACAGCCTTCTGGAGGAACAAATACATTTGTTTCAATTGCAGGAACTGGATCTTCTAGACTTGTAACAGTAGTAACTACAGCGGCTCACGGTCTTGTTGCTGGAGATAAATTCTTTATCCAAGACACATTGGATGTTAATGCAGATGGATGGTATTTAGTTAAAGCTGTTTCAACAACAACAGTTTCTAATGATACTTTTACATACTATGCAAGAGCAAACGCTACTAACGGATCAATTCTTGACGCAACAAAAACTTTTGCTTACAAAGCTTATAACTACACAGGATCTGAGATTCCTCTTTCAACTAGCTCTGGTTCTGCATTTGTAGCATCTGGTAGTACAGTAACAGCCACAACCACAAATGCTCACGGTATTAGCATTGGAGATCTAATTTATGTTTCTGGAACTACAGCTGCCTCCTCTAATCCACCAAATGGTGCATGGGAAGTAAAAACAACTCCAACAACAAATACCTTTACTTTTGATGTTATTGATGCCCCATCTGGTGCAATCACGGCAGTTGCAAAATCTTTAACTGGAAGACCAGGATCCGTTTCTGTCCATAGACCATTTGATGGTGGAGTTAAATTCTCAACTGGGTCTTCCGCTCCTGGATCAAAAATTATTCGTCAGACTCGTAGATACTTCCGATACCAATCAGGCAAGGGCATTCAGTTCTCTACTGGATCTATGCTAAAACCAGTATTTGCAGTAGATTTAATTTCTTCATCTAGCACAACAGTTACTGTAAAAACTAGATACGAACATTTCCTTGGAATTGGTGCACAGGTTAAAGTAGCTGGTGCAGATCAAACAGCGTACAATGGAACCTTTACGGTTACAGCAATTACTGGACCTAAAGAATTTCAATATACCGCATCTTCTGTTCCTTCAGCAACTCCAGCAACTGGTTTTCCTATCACAGTAGCACCAGTTTCCTGGTTTGGTGGTCAGACAAGAATTGGAATGTTTGATGACCAAAATGGATTCTTCTTTGAATTTGATGGACAAACTATGTGGGCAGTAAGACGATCTAGCACAGATCAAATTTCTGGAATTGTTGCAACAACTCAAGGATCTCCAACAATCACTGGTACAGATACTAGATTCTCAGAGCAATTAAGCCCAGGAGATAAGGTTGCCATTAGAGGTCTAACCTATACTGTTCAATCAATTACAAGCAATACAGAAATGTATGTATTCCCAGAATACCGTGGTCAGACAGTTACCTCTGGTGGAATTGTAAGTAAGGTTGTTGACACTAAGGTTCCGCAGTCTGATTGGAACATTGATAAAATGGACGGAACTGGTCCATCTGGAGTAACCGTAGACCTATCTAAAATGCAAATGTTCTACATAGACTATGCATGGTATGGTGCAGGTGCAATTAGATTTGGATTTAAAGATGAGCGTGGAGAAGTTGTATATTGTCACAGAATGACACATGCAAATGTTGAAACAGAAGCTTATATGCGTTCTGGAAACCTTCCATCACGTTATGAGGCAGCAGCGGATGCACCAGTTACAAAACTTTCAGCATCACTTTCAAACGTTGCTACCACTATGTCTGTTAGCAGTACTTCAGGATTCCCAACATCTGGAACCCTTACTGTTACAAAGGCTGGAAATACTGGACAAGAAATTGAATATATTTCTTACACAGGAAAAACAGCAACAACCTTTACAGGTCTAACAAGAGCCCTAAGCAACGTAGTCATTAATCCAGTTTCTGGTGCTACTGGTGGAGGTAATGGAACTGCACAATCATTTACTTATTCAGCAACTGCTCCAGTAAGAGTAGACTTGTATTCTAGACAATATGCAACTGGAACAAGTCACTGGGGATCATCTGTAATTATGGATGGTGGATACGATGATGATAAGTCTTTTGTATTCCAGGCAGGTATGAAAACTGGTGTAGTTGTACCAAGAAGTACAACAACAAGGTCTGCTCTTATTAGCTTAAGACTTGCTCCATCTGTAGATAATGGAGTGGTTGGAGTTCTTGGAGAAAGAGAGCTTATTAATAGAATGCAGCTGACTTTAAGACAAATGGATGTTTTAAGTCTGGTTGCAGGAACTGCTGGAAATCCAGGAGCCTTCCTTGTAGAACTTATATTAAATCCAAAACTTAATACTGCAGTTGGAAACACTTGGACAAATGTTGGTGGATCAAGCTTGGCTCAAGTTTGTTATCACGCAGCAAACACAACTTTGGTTGGTGGAGAACCAATCTTCTCCTTCTTTGTATCTTCTCAGTCTGGTGAAGCAAACGTTGTTCAGCAAGATCTTAGTTTGGTTAGAGATTTAGGAAATTCAATTCTAGGCGGAGGAACAACAAATGCTACCTCAACAAATGAATTTAATATTTATCCAGATGGACCAGACATCGTAACAATAGCAATCAGAAACCTTTCTGGTTCTGGTGTAACAAGTGCTACGGTTAACGGAAGGCTTTCTTGGACTGAAGCCCAGGCATAATAGGAGGAAAAAGTGGGACTTAATAAACTAAACCACCTTTACTCTACTGAGCCATTAACAGTAGATTCTTTACTAGCCAACAACGATATTACAATTATTGATGACCTTAGTATTTTTGGAGAGACACTTCTTGATGGATTATTAGGATCTTCAAATCAAGTTCTTAAGGTTAATTCTGCTGGAGATGGAATAGAATGGGCTACACTTGATGCCCTGCCATCTCAATCTGGAAATTCTGGAAAGTATTTAACAACAGATGGCTCAGCAGCCTCTTGGGGAGTTTTAGATCTATCTTTTAACGCAACAACGGATGCAATACTTTCTGGTATAACTATTAATGAAATTGCTTATCCTGCAACTACTAGACTAGAAGTAACTCAAGCAAGTATGGCTTACTTAATTAATAATCAATACTCAGGAAATAATCCAACAATATATGCAACCGCTGGAACTACAATTGCTTTTAACTTAGATGTAGAAGGGCATCCATTTTTAATTAAAACTGCCTCAGGTTCATCAAACTATGATACAGGATTAATTCACGTTGCTACAGATGGAACAGTTACTACAGGCTCTGCTGCTCAAGGTAAAATATCAGGAACTTTATATTGGCAAATTCCTTCTAGCATAAGTGGGGAATATGCATATCAATGTCAAATTCATAGCGGAATGCTTGGAGTAATTACAATATCATCTCCATCATCTTCAAATATTGGAGTAGCAACTGGAACTTCTTTAAATACAACTGGAAATGTTATAAGCCATGTTGATATTTCAACACCTACATTTACATCAAATGCTTATTATTTAGTAGAAGCAGACGATGGAAAATTATTGATGTTAGATAATTCAACTACTGCCGCAACTTTGTATGTTGGAACAGATGCAACATGTAATTTTGCTATTGGAACTCAAATAACCATAGTTCAAAAGGGAGCTATTGCTGGACAAATAACTGTTACTGCAACCACGCCTGGAACTACTACAATAAATGCAACACCTGGTAAAAAATTAAGAGCACAATGGTCTTCTGCTACTTTAGTTAAAACCGCAGCAAATACATGGGTATTGATGGGAGATTTAGTAGCTTAACATGAAATTTGTTAATATTATTCCATCAGTTTCTAGAAGAAAGATTTTTAAAGACACATTTGATAGAGCTAATACGACTGGATCACTTGGAGCATCTTCTGACGGAAGTTTGTGGAGTGCAATAAGGGGAACATTTACAGTTTCTACCAATAAAGCAGTATCTGTAGATGCAGCTAGTTCATATCCAGCTGCTACAGTTGATATGAATACTCAAAACGTTTCAATATCTATTAAAGGCTCTACTCAAGGAAGTACTGCAGCACTATGGGTTACTGACAGTGGGAACTGGTTTGGAGTTGGAGTTGATCAAACATCGGTATCTGCAAGCACTTTAAGTGCAGGAGAAAGAGCGTTAATAGGTTGTAATTGTGGAACTTGCGAAGTGGCAGGAAACTGTGCTTCACCATCCTATCCGTGTTCATCACCATCCTATCCTTGTGGATCACCATCCTATCCGTGTTCATCACCATCCTATCCTTGTGCTAGCTGGAGTTATACTTGTAATGTTGTAGGAAATAGATACTGTAAATCTGACTGGTATAGGTGTGCAAATTATGCTTATAACTGTAACGCTTACAATAAATCAGGATATTGTAAATCTTCATGGTATAGGTGTGCTGCATATGCCTATAACTGTAATGCTTACAATGCTGGAAACTGTAATAATTCCAGTACCTATAATTGTAGTGGTGGATACTACTACGCCTGTGGAGCATACTACTATGCCTGTGGTGGATATTTCTACCAATGTGACGGAGGAGTGTACTACTACGCCTGTGGTGGAAATAACGCAGTCACTTTTACTGAGTGTAACTGTCAAACTTGTTATCCACAATATGTTAGATTTATTCAATCCGTATCAAATACTGTAACTCAATTAGCATCATGGATGGTAGCAAGTGTTATTCAATCATTTAAAGTAGTGACTTCTGGAACTTCTGTTACTATAACTCCTTATTCAGATACATCTTTGGCTACACAGATAGGATCAAACCTAACACACACAGCAACTGGAATTGCAATTAATGCTAGATATGGTATAATGGTAAAACCTTCAAGTTACAACCAAGGAAATTCAATAGAAGAAATAACGATAGAAAGTTTATAAGAGGCTATTATGATTGATAAAAATTTACCAGAAATTCCAAGCTTAAACTATCCAGTAGTTGAGCAAACGCCAAATCACGAGTTTGATGTTGCCATGATTATAGATGGCATTGTTTTTCAAATAATTAATATGGATGGAAATACTGCAGCACAATACTTGTCAAACCCTATCTTTGTTCAAATATTACCTGGACATGCAAAAATTGGATGGGTTTATCAAGATGGAACATTTTCACCACCATCAAGTTTACCAGGATTATAAGAAAAGAGAATTTTTATGAAGCTTATAAAGTTTACTTCCATGTTAGATGATGGAATTGGAGCACCAGAACCTATTAAAAAATTTATTCCTGATTGGTATAAAAAAGCTGAGACGTACTACGTTTCCGAATCAGACAATATTTCAGTAGAAGATGGAACCCAAGAAAAAATGGCAGGATTAAAAACCTGTGTACCATTTTTAGACTGTATGATTTCTGGCTATGCAATAGTGACACCTTTTGATATATTTATTGGAAAAAATGACGATGGAACTCTTGCAATAAAGTGGAATGGTCCAGATTCTTGGAATGATTATATAAATGAAAGACCAAAAGAGTCTGGATCAACAATGCCAAGACCAACAGGTCATTATCCAAATCATTTAGTTTGGTCAAATAGGTGGGGGTTTAGAGCTCCAAGAGGATATAGCGTACTTATCACACATCCATTAAATAGACACGATCTTCCATTTACAACTTTGTCAGGATTAATAGATAGTGATAATTTTTGGGCTAATGGAAACCTTCCGTTTTTTATTAAAGAAGATTTTGAAGGAATAATTCCAAAAGGAACTCCAGTTGCTCAAATAATTCCAATAAAAAGAAAAAAGTGGAAAATGATAAAAACTCAAGGTTATAAAGATATTTATAATAAGCAAGGACTTCTTGCAAGAAAAAAAGAAACAACTTATAAGAAAAAAGATTGGGTAAAGAAGGTTTTTGAATGATGTTTAAAAAAAAGCACGAACATGATGGACTTGTGTATATGAGTACCTTTGACTTATTTAAAAAAGTTTTTAAGAAAGAAGATAGGTTTAAAAATAAGAAAAGTATTTCATCTAACAGAAATTCACCACCTCCACCAAATTCAGTAATCAATCACTTGGCGGTAATTCTTGATGGAGAAGTCCAAGAGATACTTAGAGCAGAAAACAGATTGGCTGCCCTGTTTTTAAGTAATCCAGAATTTGTTGAGTTTGATCCAAATGAAATTCAAGTAGATATAGGATGGAAGTATGAAGATGAAGTTTTTGAACAGGGCAAGTAATAAAGAGATAAAATTTATTTCTAGCAAACCTGAATTTGATTTACCAAGACCAATTCCATCAAGTAAACTTATTCCAGAGTGGTATAAGAATCTTCCTGGCGTAGTTGAAAATATAGAAACTATGAAAAAATGTATTCCAGTTCTAGATGCTTTTACTACAGGATATGTGATAACTCTACCAGTAGACGTTCATTTTAATGGAGATACTGGTACATTTTGGTACGATAGCCCCTTTGAATTAAATACAGACCACATACCATCTCAAACTCAGGGTGTTGATCCAGGTGAAGAATTTGACGAACAACCACATAAGTGGATAAACAATTGGCAAATAAAAACTCCAAAAGGATATAGCTGTATGTTTACTCATCCAATAAATAGATCAGACTTGCCATTTAGATCAATAACTGGAATTGTTGATACAGACAAGCATCCTTTAGTAATTAACTTTCCATTTTTTATGAAAAAAAGCTTTTCTGGAGTGATTCCAGCAGGTACTCCAATTATTCAAATAGTTCCATTTAAAAGAGATAACTGGAACTCTAGTGTACTTGATGATAGGGAATTTATAGAGCATCCAGAAGCTCATGAGGTAGAAAATCCACCCTTTAACTGGTATAAAAGAAGATGGTGGACCAGAAAGGTATATAGCTAGTGGAAACAATTTTTGTTTCAATGCCATCAATGATGGATACCGAGTCTGTTATTACAATTAAGAATGCTTTAGATACTGCAAATTATAAAGATAGGGTATTTTTTGGAGTATCCGTATTAGATACTAATAAAAAAACTTATGAAGAAATCGAAAAAGTTTTTAAAAACAACAGCAACGTGTCTATAGATTTTAATTTATTAAAAACAAAAAATATCTCTCAAATAGGAACTGGATCTGGAAGAACAAGATGTGCATCACTTTATTCAGGTCAAGATTATTTTTTACAAATAGATTCTCATACTAACTTTGAAAATGGTTGGGACGACTATTTAATTTCACTTTTTAAAGAAGCAAAAGAAAGTTTAAAAATAGACAAAATTGTACTTACTGCATATTTAGGAAGATATTCTTATTCTCCAGATAGAAAGAGAGTGAATGGAGTGGTGGGTGAAATATCTTATCCCTATATGATTCCAGACACTTTCTTTTTAAATTACATACCATTTTGGAAAAGCAAAGAGTGTCTTGTTGATAAAGTAAACAAGTTTGTTCCATGCGTAAAATTTAATGGAAACTTTGCTTTTGGCGATAAAGAGTTTATTAATAATTCTGGAGTTTATAAAGATAGTATTTTCTATGATGAAGAAATGATACAATCTATTAATTTAATTGGAAATGATTTTGCAATGGTTTTTCCAAATGTTAAAGGATTTCCATTAACACATTTGTATAGTGATGAAATAAATGAATTTGGTGGAAAAAGAATGTATTTTAATGACTATCTTAGTAAAAAACAAGAAAGTGAAGTTACTCAAAAATGCATTAAAAACTATATTGATTTTATTAATGATTTTGAAAATTCTGTTAAAGTGAAAAAATATGAAAAATATGCTAAAATTAATATTAAAAGAGGAGCTGTATCAGAAAACTACGCTCCAAAGAAATATATTGTGGAGGATTAAATGCAAGAGTTACCAAAAGTTCCAGACTTAGTATTTCCTACACCACAAAGTGATACAGGTGGTGGTGGGAAAAAAGCTAGACCTTGGGACATTTTTAATAAAAATATTGAAAAGGTTTCTTCTAAGATTCAAGAAGAAAGAATGTCTATTTGTCTTGGATGCCCAGAATTAATTAAAGCAACAAAGCAATGTAAAAAGTGCGGATGCATTATGGAACTAAAAACAAAATTACCACATGCAGAGTGTCCTTTGCAAAAATGGGGCAAAGTACAACTTGAAGAAAATCCAATAGCCTATAAAGAGGAGATTTAGTTGCCAACCATAGAATTTATAGAAGGTGATGCAACAAATATTTCTTTTATTAAAAATTCATCTATTGATTTAATTATAACTCATCCCCCATATCCACTGGTAGATTCATCACGATATGGAGGTTTGTCAAATAAACAGATAAACCATAATCATAAGAAATTTTTAAAACTTTTGATAAAAGCAACAAAAGAGATGGAAAGGGTTTTAAAGAAAGACGGAAGTATTTGGATAAACATAGGTCCTTCAGAAGATGCAATGCCGTATAGGTATTTGGTTGAAGTATTAGATAAAACCAATCTATACCATTCTTCAACCATAATTCATAGAAATAAAGATGCTAAAGATCTTTTTAAAAATCTTGAAGAAATAGAGCAAGACTTTTGGCTATGGTTTCAGTTTACAAAAATTAAACAAGGATTTTATTTTAATCCATTTAAAGTTAAGAAATATAATAACCCGATATGGGAACTGGATATTACTAATCAAAATTCTGAAGTAGATTTAGAATTAAAAAATAGGCATAAGTGGGATATAAATGACACTACTCCAAAAGAACTGCCAGAAAGATTAATAGAGATGTTTTCCAAAAAGGGAGAAATGGTTTTAGATGTTTTTAGTGGAAGTGCACTAGTTCCAGTAACAGCATATCTTCTTGGAAGAAATAGTATTGGAGTAGACATATCAAAAGATCAAAAAGATCTTGCAGAAAAAAGATTAGAGATAACAAAAAGGATTGGCAATGAGTAAGTCAATAGAAATTATAAAACTTTATGATGATCTAATGTTTAAGGTAGTTCCTCTTAAAAAAAATAGAGTTTGGATGGATAAAACTGATGACAATGCCTATAGATGCATTCCATTAAATGTTGCAAATACCTATGGATGGATGGTTTTGTCTCCAATTGATTTTTCAGCAGAATGGAATGGAAATAATGGTAAAGATGATATTCGTGTAGATCTTGCTCCAAACTATGATAGGAAGCTTGTATCGTCAGAATTTGGTCATGGGATACTTTCAATAGTTCCAGATTTTATTATAAAGACCCCACCTGGATTTTCAACATATGTCCGTGGCGTTCCAAATCAGATATCAAAAAATTTACAGCCATTTGATGCTGTTGTTGAAACTGATTGGCTTCCATTTACATTTACTTTTAACTTTAAGTTCACAGCTCCTGGAAAATTATCAATTAAAAAAGATCAACCGCTTTTTACATTCTTTCCAGTAGAAAGAGGATTTATTGAATCTTTTGACACTGTTGTATCAAATATAAAAGATAATGAAGAATTGCTTAAAGACTACAAAGAATACAACGATTTAAGACATATGCAATCTTCTGGAAATAAGGATAATGTTAAAGGAACTTATTCTCGTGGATTTCTAGGGGATAAAAAGTTTGACATTATTAACCATCAAAGAACTACAATTTTGTCAGAATTTGAATAATTACCATATTAGCTATAATGAAATTACTGCTAAACATGGTATAATAATTGAAGGTGATTAACTATGGCATTTCCAGGAACTTATAACTTTAACTACTATGCTGGTGACACTTTTGAGTTTTTTGTATACCCCAAAAATTCAACTGGTGGAGTCTTTACTGATCTTACTGACTATACCCCATTGTTTGTAGTTGCTCAATCTAGAGGAGCATCTGCATCTGTTATAGATTCTCTTGATATAACCAGTGCATCTGCAACTGTTGTAGATGGCGACCACGTTTCTTGTATGATTCTTCCAGATGGTGGAAGGCAGCTAACGGACTCAACATACCTATATGATATTCAAATTGAAAATACAAATGCATTGTCAACATCTTATGGAAAAGTATTTACACTTTTAACTGGAACGATAAGTGTTACACAAGATGTGGCGGTAACTTACTGATGGCAATAGATACAATTATATCTAATGATGAACTGGTTGTAATTGGACCACCTGCCTCAGTATCTGTGAGTGTTGACATTGGTCCACAGGGAGAAAGAGGATCTCAATTTTATTATGGCGTTGGAACTCCTTCTGAAAATACTTCTATCCTTACAGATGCAAAAGTAAATGATTTATATATAAACACTCTGCTAGGTGGAAATTATGGAGTTGTTTATAAACTAACTGCAGCAGTTGGTGGAAGCATTTGGATTCCAATGTTAAAATTTCAACCAATATCTCATAGCATTCAAAAACCAGTTGATTTTATATCTGGTACGGGATCTATTCAAATACCTTTAGCAAATTTTTATTCTAGTGCACCAGAAAATTTAGATCCAGACACAATTCTTATTCAAGCAACAGCAGAATTAAATAACCCAGCATTTGTATCTGTTTCAAATAAAAATATTCAAATAATATCTGGTAGTAAAACTTTTATTGCAGAATTAAAAGGTGCACAATTTTCTTCAGGATCTGTATCTTTAATTTCAGCATCAGTTCCTGTAAATTTATATATTACTGCTGGAGTAGGTGCATAAAATGCCAATAAAAATTAGTGAAACAAAAGGTGTTTTAGGTACTCCAGCTTTTGATACCTTTGTTCCATTGCTAACTGAAAATGCAAATATTCAAGATGCTTTAGAATTATTTTATTACGGAAATTTATCAGATGGAAGCACTTATGACACTGTAAATAGCATTTATGCAAATTTGCTAAGTTTTCAAACCAGCATAGCCTCAAATCAATCTTCCATTTCTGGGCATGTTGGAGCTACTGCTGCACATGGTGCTACAGGTGCTGTTGTTGGTACAACAAATACGCAAACTCTTAGTAATAAAACTTTAGAAAGTCCAATAATAAATTTACCAGCATCTGGAGATGGACTTTCTCCAATTGGATCTATTATAATACATGCAGGATCTTCTGCTCCAACAGGATGGCTTTTATGTGACGGAACTTCTTATCCTACAACAACGCACCCAAATCTTTTTAATACTATTGGACATCAATTTGGTGGATCTGGATTAAACTTTAATGTTCCTAATTTAAAAGGAAAAGTTGTAGTTGGAATTGATGGTGCTCAGGCACAATTTGATGCTCGTGGCGAAACTGGTGGTGCAATGACTCATCAACACGCAGCTTCAAATAGTGGAAATACAAGCATTGCTCACAACCACTCAATTGATCCTCCTAATACTGGAACAAGTGAAAATGGGGCTGCACATTATCACGGTACAAATAACCATTCTCACAACTACAATCCTCCAAGTACAACTACAAGTTCTTCAAGTTCTAATAACTCTGTAACCTTGGGTTCTGGATATTCTCATGCTAACTCAGGACACACTCACACTCTTAATATTGGCGAAGAAGGAACTAATGCAGCTGCTCCCAATACTGGAAATGCTGATGTAAATCATTCACATACCGTTGATATTGGAGCATTTGGCACTACTGGTGGTGAAGGTGGAAGTCATGCACACACAACTCCAGTTTCAGATTCCCTATCAAATCTACAGCCCTATATGGCTTTAAACTATATTATTAAACACTAGGAGAAAAAAATGAGTAAAACGTTTACAAAAATAGCTTTTGAACCAGATGCTCTTTCCAGCAATGGTTATGATGTTTGGGAAGTTTTTAAAGATAATAACTTTCTTGGATGGTACTTTGTTCCAGAAGGAGTTTCAGGTAAAGATTATGACGATGCTTTGATAAGTGCAAAGAGTAAGCTGATGGCTTTAGGATTGACTGAGCTAGAAGTAAATGCCATTATCGGAAGACAATTTTTTTAATTTAAATATTGACAATTTATTTTTTTTAAGATATAATTTTACTAAGTACTATAGACAGGAGAAATAAAATGGTACTCAAGTTAACAAAATCACAAAAAGAAATGGTGCAATCCTATGGTCGCTCATTTTTAGGTGCAGCACTTGCACTGTACATGGCAGGTAATACAGATGTATACACATACGTCTATGCATTAGTTGCTGCATTTGCTCCAGTTGCTATCCGATTCTTTAATAAGAACGATATTGCATTTGGAAAAATTTCTGGTAATTCAACTTCAGAAGAAGTTGCTACAGAAGTTGTTAAAGCAGTAAAGAAAGCTGCTACAAAAAAGACACAGAGTAAGTAACAAAACCTATGCCAACTCCGACAATTGCTTTTCTAACCTATGACTGGTCTTTTGGTATAAAGCCATTGCAGCCAAATGGATGTGGTTGGTATAGGGCATACCTTCCAATGAAGCAATTGAAGGAGCATGGCTGGGAAAGTGGAATTGGAATGCCAGGATTTAGCGAAGAACATGCTTTTGGTATTTTAATCCCAGATGAAAAAGCAATTCATGGATGGGACATAATTGTTTTAAAACTAATTATGCTTAAAAGGTTTGTTGATCATGTTGCAAAAGCAAGAGAGCTTGGTCAAAAAATTGTTGTTGATATTGATGATCATATGGAAGGTCTTGAAGAAACAAATCTTGCATACAAGACAACTCATCCAGATTCAAATCCAGATAATAATAGAGATCACTATATTGCAATTATTGAACAGGCAGATGCTTTAATAACTTCCACCCCATTTTTAAAAGATTACTATCAAAAAAAATATCCAGACAAGCCAATATTTATAGTAAGAAATGGCATTGATATTGAACGATGGGGAATAAAAAGAAAAGACCATGCTGGTCGTCTTCCAACGTTTGGCTGGGTTGGTGCTACTCCCTGGAGATCTGGAGACCTAGAAACATTAAAACCATTCTTTGGAGAATTTTTAAAAAAGAAACATTTAAAATTTCATCATGCAGGAAATGTTATTAATGCTCCATCAGCAGCTAATCAAATTGGAATTGATAAAAAACTTTGCACCTTTGAGCCAATGAAGACAATGATAAATGTTCCAGAATTATATAGAAAAATGGATGTAGGAATTGTTCCATTAAGAAATGTTGAATTTAATCATGCTAAGTCATATTTAAAAGGTTTAGAAAATGCAGCAGCAGGAATTCCTTTTATTGCATCTGGAGGACTTCCAGAATATCAACTGTTTGCAGACTCTGGAGTTGGAAGAATTGCAAACACTCCTGATGAATGGATTGGTCATATGGAAGAATTGTTAGATCCAAAAGTTAGACTTGAAGAAAGAACTAAAAACTTTGAAATCATATCTGAAAAGTTTTCAATGAAACAAAGAGGACATGATTGGGACGAAGTTTGTAAAAAAATTCTTGCGTTATAATATATGTATGGCTAAAATATATATAAAAAGTGATGAATATTCAGAACCAGTTAAAACTTTTTTAAAGAAATATATTAGACAAGAAACACCTCACAACTTAGCAGTTCACCAACAAAATGCTGATATTTGTATTAGTCTTTTTACTCCAGAATATCCAGCAGAACAAAGATTCTTTGCATATCTTTATAATAATGATGAGAGCATGGAAGAGCTTGCAAATAAGATTTATTATCAATGCTCTAAAGCTGATATTCTGGTTAATAAACTTTCTAAAAGATCTATTCCAAGAGAAGAATACGATATAGATTTTAAGTGTCCTACCCTTTGTATTAACTTAACAAATGATTCTATAGAAATAGATGAAGAAGTTTATGCATTAGTAATTGGTCAAGGAATTGTTTCTTACTTTTCCCCTGGAACTGTCTTTAATACGTTTTCAGTAAAAGACAAGATTAAAAAACCAGGGGATAAAAGTTTTGTTAATAGAAAATATATTCAAGAGTCAACAAACAACTCTAAAATATTATTTAAGAAGTAGATAAAGAAATATATCCTTTAATTCTTTGTACTAAATTAATTCCTGGATAAAAAGATGATCTGCATCCAAGACAATAAAAGAAAACTTTATCACTACTGTCAACTCTAGAAATAATTGTATCCTCTTTATCAAATTGACATTCTATTTTTAATGCTTTATTATTTTTTACAAGATCGTTATAGTAAGTTACCTCTTGAATTGTTAGCTCCATTTGCTTCTCCTTGAACACTAGTGTAGAATATAACTATTCCCATTTTATCAGAAGGACGTGTTACACAATGTCATTTATTGACTCCAACGGATCTATAACAGATCCATACCGCAACTTTATTCATATTTCAAGGTATGCTCGCTGGGTTGAAAGCGAAAACCGTAGAGAAACGTGGGAGGAGACAGTTGACAGATATTGTAACTTTATGAGAGACCACCTTGTGCTTAATCATGGCTATAGTCCAAATGCAAAAGTTTTTAACGAAGTTAGAGAAGCAATCTTGCACCATAACATAATGCCATCTATGAGGGCACTGATGACCGCTGGACCAGCTTTAGAAAGAGACCATATTGCAGCCTATAATTGCTCATTCATCGCTGTAGACAATCCTAGAGCCTTTGATGAGGCTATGTACATCCTTATGAACGGTACTGGAGTTGGCTTTAGCGTTGAGCAAAAATATGTAAACCAGTTGCCAGTTATTTCAGAGTCATTCTTTCAAACGGACACAACAATAGTTGTTGATGATTCAAAGCTTGGTTGGGCAAAAGCTTACAAAGAATTAATCGCACTTCTTTGTCAAGGTCAGATTCCAAACTGGGATGTCTCAAAGGTTCGTCCTGCTGGAGCAAGACTAAAAGTATTTGGTGGAAGAGCATCTGGACCAGCACCCCTAGTAGACCTTTTTAATTTTACAATTGAAACATTTAAGGTTGCATCAGGAAGACGATTAAAATCAATTGAGGCACATGACTTAATGTGTAAGATTGGAGAAGTTGTTGTTGTTGGAGGAGTTCGTAGAAGTGCTTTAATTTCACTTTCCAACCTAGATGATTTTGAAATGGCAAAAGCCAAGAGCGGTCAATGGTGGGAAGGCAATGGTCAAAGAGCATTGGCAAATAATTCTGCTGTATATAATTCAAAGCCAAATACTGCACAGTTCCTTCGTGAGTGGAGAAACTTATATGAGTCAAAGTCTGGCGAGCGTGGAATTTACAACATTGATTCTGTTCGTAAACACATTGATAAGTTTGGTCGCAGAGATTCAAGTCTTGTTGGAGGAACTAATCCTTGTGGAGAAATTCTTCTTCGTCCAAATGAATTTTGTAATTTAACTGAGGTTGTAATTGATGCAACTGACACCAAAGAAACATTGCTTGAAAAAGTTAGACTTGCAACAATTCTTGGAACTTGGCAATCAACTTTAACTAATTTTAAATATATTAGAAAAACCTGGAAAGATAATTGTGAAGAAGAAAGACTTCTTGGCGTATCTCTAACAGGCATCTATGGAAATAAAATTACTGCTACAAATGGTAAGGCTTTAGAAGCACTACTTGATGAAATGAGACATCTATCTGTTTCAGTAAATGATAAAGAGGCTAAGTCTTTAAATATTAATCCTTCAGTATCAATTACTTGTGTAAAGCCGTCAGGAACTGTCTCACAGCTCACAGGGGTATCTTCTGGAATTCATCCGTGGTATTCAGAGTATTACATTAGAAGTGTTAGAGCAGATAATAAAGATCCATTAACACAATTCTTAAAAGACTCTGGAATTCCATTTGAACCAGATGTAATGAAGCCAGAACTTACAACTGTATTTTATTTTCCAATCAAGGCTCCAAAGAATGCAGTTCTTACTAAAGACTTAACTGCAATTGATCACCTTGAAATGTGGAAAACATACAGAACTCATTGGACAGAGCATAATCCAAGTGTTACTGTTAATGTTGAAGAAGATGAATGGATGCGTGTTGGTGCTTGGGTCTTTGACAACTTTGATTCAATTGGAGGAGTGTCATTTCTTCCATCAACAGAGCACTCTTACAAGCAAGCCCCATACCAGGAGATATCTAAAGAAGAATACGAGTCGTATTTAAACAAGATGCCAGATTCAATTAAATGGGAAATGCTTTCTTTATACGAAACAACTGATGGTACAACTGGTAGTCAAGAATTAAGTTGCGTAGCTGGGTCTTGTGAAATTGTAGATATTACAAGCTAAGCTCTATGATAAAATAGGATAGAGGTAATCTATGTCCTACAGAAATTCCAGTCTTTACGCTTCAAAAGTATATGCGGAGCATCCCTTGGCTTTGTGGTCAATGGATGAGCCAAATTATTTTGTATCTTTGCTTAGCGAAGAAGAAAAGCAAATTGTAAGCAGTTCTACTAGTTGGACCTTTTTTAATGCAACAAAATCTTCTGAGCAGTTTAATCTGTCTGGATACCCTTTTGAAGACTTAGAAGTAGACAAGATTTTTTTATCTACAGCATCAGCTTTTCCAGTACAGCTAAAACTTTCTCTTTCTTCTCCTGTATCATATTTAGAGTTTGATCCAAATAAAGGAAGCGTATCTGTTTCAACTTATATCTATATTCCTGATACAAGCGAGCTTCTTTCATCAATTGATATAGGGTTTATTGTTGACGGAGAAGAGTTTTATAAAAGCTACTCTTTCTTAAATAGAAATGTTTGGAACAATGTCTCTCATACTTTAACAACTTCAGGTCAAGATGTTACACCTTTTATAAAAGTTTTTTATGACCAAGATGCTGATCCTACCGAGTTGGCTTCATCCTTTTACATTAACGGAGTTTCGGTAGGAAATTGGTCTGAGCCTTATAATTCAGTAAGTACTGGAATTTCTAGTGCTTCTTTAGTTAATTTACCAGGTAGTATTAGTTCACTAATAGATTTTCCTGAAGTAATAAAGTGTGTAATACTAGACCCGTATGGTTTAAATGATAGTTCAGACAATGGATACGTTACATGCTTAAACAATTCTTTTTCTGCAAAACTCTCAGGAATTCCAATGGTTTATGGATCTTCTGGAAATATGCAATTAAATAAAGATGGAATTGTTTTGACAGAAACAATTGACGGTTCTTCTTTAGATCCTTTAACTATTGATGGAGGCTCTTCTTCTGCAGCCTACCTTGAGTATTTTGACGGAGGCGGAGCTCTTCAGCCCTTATATTTGACAGAAGATCAGTATAACAATTTTCCATCAATGGTGTTTCCTGGTAAAGGATTTTTAAATCAGTTTGGATATAATAAATCTTTAACCGCAGAGTTTTGGTTAAGAATAAGTCCAGAAACAACTTCTCAAAAAAGAATATTTGGACCGTTGTCTTCTAATGATGGAATTTATGTTGATAGGGATTTTATAAGGGTAAATGTTGGAAAATATACAAAGTCATACTTTGTTGGAAAATGGTATAGACCAATGCTTATCCACTTTTGCCAGAGTAAAACTGAAATATTCTTAATGATTAATGGAGAAAAAGTAATATCTATTCCAATAGAATCTTTAGTAATTGATACATTCCCAATAAAAGAAGAAGACTTTTTAGGCTTTTATACTCACGAGCAAATATATCTTCATGAAATAGATTCTTTTTCAATATTTCCTTACATCGTTGCAGAGCAAGTTGCAAAGAAAAGATATGTGTTTGGGCAGGGAGTTCAAGAGCAGTCAAACATTGTTATTCCTTTAAATGGAACACTGTCTTCAATAGATTTTCCATTTTCTGGATATAGTTCTACAATAAAATACCCAGATAGAACTAGATGGTTTGATGGATTTTATAATAACATAGTTGCTGATAATACAGGCATATCTCTTCCACAATATAATTTACCAGAACTTTTATTTCAAAATACAACTGCTTTATCAAATGCTGAAAAGTCATTAATTACATCTAACTTTTATAACCAAAACTATTCAATACAAGATGAGCAGTATCCTTTTATATCTATGGATCCAAATAACACTTATGTTGAAAACAACTTTTATGGAACTATATACTTTTCAAATTTAAATCAAACTAATTATCAAACAAGGTCTATTCACTCTATATTAAAAACATCCAGTGACGTTTCTACCAAACAGTCTATTATTTATATGTCAAGCAATTTTGGTGGAAGTACATTTGAAGTAGCAATTAATTCTGGAAGCATTCAATACTTATTTAATGATGTTCCTATTCAAGGAACTAGTGCTTCTATCTCTGTTAATTCATACTTTTCAGTTGGAATTGATTTTAATAAAATTGAGCAAGAATATTTTTCAACTGTAGGATCTTTCTTTTCTAGAACAGATAACATGTCTTTAAATTTTGCAGGTAATCAAGAAGATGTATTTTTAGGAAAAGTTTTTTCGTTAACAATGAACAATGATTTTTTCACAGACAAAGACGGGTCTCAAATGTTTAATTCTAATGGAATAGCTATCAAAAACTTTAATGAAAGTTTATATAATTATGTTGGATGCTACACCCTGCTTCCTAAAAAATCCAACATTTCTATGTTCCTAGACGTTGGTGCTTCTGGATACTGGGAAAATTCCATACCACTAAGTTACTTTGGAAAATTTATAACCCAGGCTAATGGGGAATTAAAATATGACTTAGACCTAGTTCAGTTTAATATTGATGCTCCAAGTTCAGTAATTTCAAAGTTTAACCAGAACTCTTCAGATTACGAAGAATCTTTGTCAACAAAAGTTTTTGTAACTCTTCAAAATATAACTCAAAATGGTAATGTAGTTTATACTCAATTTACAAATACAGAAACTGTTGGTATGAATAGAATTTTAGATTTAGGAGAAATTACTTCTCCAAACAATACTAAGTTTAAAATCAATGATGGAACAGTTATGTATCCACCAAAAGATATTTCAGGATTTACAAACTATTACATTACTATTCATATTGAAATTTCTTCAAAAGGTGTTTCTTCTGAAAATGTAAGAGTAAAAAATATGGGTCTTGCCTCGCTATCTTTTGATGAAGGTGATTTTTATTCCATAAAGACCCCTTCTGAAGGAAAGTTTTATCCAATAATTAAAAATGAAGACCAGTATGTTTATAAAAGAAAAATCCCAGTAGTTATTAACACAGAATCATCCCCTTACTTGTATCTGTCTGGAGATTCTGGAATAGAAATTTTGCCAGAAATTGATGAAAATTTGTTAAAGGGTATTGCAGTTCCAATTAATGAAACACTAAAGCCAGGTCAAGAAATTGTTGGATTGCAAATGTTTTTAATGTACAACGAATCTGACTCTTTTAATGAAAGAAAGAAAATTGGAAGAATATTTAGCTCAAACACTTCTTTTGATATTATTCTTGTTCCCGAAGAAGATGGAAAAAGAGCCTTCTTTAATATATTTAATACACAAACTGGGGAAAATTTTATAAATACAAAATTCTTTTTAAATGGAAAAGCCGTTAGTGAAATCGTAATTGCCCCATTTTCTTGGAACTACATCTCTATTTCCTTTGAAAAAGAGCCTGGGGCAGATCACTATCCAATTTATTTAGATGGAATTTTAGGACAGCTAGAGATGTATTCTGGAATAAAGGTAGATAATGTTGCAGTTTTTGAAGAAACTTTTGCACAAGTTCAACAGCTTACAGATTCTGATGAATGGCAAGATATTGATGATTTTAATTGGCAACACTGGTCTTCTTCCGCAAGTTGGATGGAGGCTTTAAACCAAGAGTCTTTAAATGTTACAATTCTTTCTTTAGATGGAGAAAAGGTATTTAATACTTATTTAGGTCTTTCAAATGTAATAGCGGACGATGAATCTATGTTTAATGTAAATTCTGACTCTGTTTTAATAATAAATGACGCAAGATGGTTTAATTATTTGGTTTAAGCAACAATTTATGGTACAATAATGTCATGGATTATCTAGAAGGATTACAAAAACTGCCAAACAAGCCAAAAGTAAGCTACGTTGAAAACGATGCTGAATATGGTTTATATGTTTGGAAAACCGAAACAGGTAGAGTATTTGGAGATGGAAATGGAAGTTTTATGAATATTCCAGCCAGGAAATACGACTTAACTGCCATTAACAGAATTACACAGGCTGCAGCACATTACGGAGCTGGTCCAGGTAAAGCTGTATTTATGCCAGGAGTAACAAGAATTACAGAAGAGGAGCATTCTGTTCAGATTGACAGAATGAAGCAGGGCTACATCCCAAGTGAATTTGATACTGGGGCTTTTATGGATGCTGCAAAGGGGCTAAAAAAACATGGAAATGACTAATGAAGTTATAGCTAGAATTGATAATCTAGATAAGAATAAGCCATCTGCAAATAAAACAGATGACTTTATGACTGAGGCAGATCTTGTAAAAAGTTTTGATGGAATAGATGCAAACTTTAAACGCAGAATTACAAGAATGAACAAGGCTTACACTGGTCAAGATGGTGTAAAGTCTAAGCAATTATTTCCAGAGCAAGACGTAACCACAGCCTATGGTCTTTTTGATGTCGTGTTGCCACCTTATAATCTTGATGAATTAGCATTCTTTTTTGATAATTCTTTTGCAAACCACGCTGCAATTAATGCAAAGGTTGCAAACACAGTTGGTCTTGGATACGGTTTTATAATGTCTGATATTGTTAAAGCAAGAATAGAAGAGATTGAAGATGTTAATCAAAGAGTTAGAGCCCAGAGAAAAGTTGAAAGAGCTAAGTCTGAATTAAGCAATTGGCTTGAAGAATTAAATGATGAAGATACTTTTACCCACGTCCTTGAAAAAGCAATGACAGACTATGAAGCAACTGGAAATGGATACATTGAAATTGGAAGAAAGAATACTGGAGAAATTGGCTATATCGGTCACATTCCTGCAACAACAGTTCGTGTAAGACGTATGCGTGATGGTTATGTTCAGATTGTAAATCAAAGAGTTGTTTTCTTTAAAAACTTTCAAGACACAAAAACAGTAAATCCTGTAACCACAGACTCACGACCAAATGAACTTATTCATATTAAAAAATATAGTCCAAAAAATACTTACTATGGAGTTCCAGATGTTGTGTCTGCTGCAACCTCAGTAGTTGGAGACCAACTTGCTGCAAGATACAATATTGATTATTTTGAAAACAAGGCAGTGCCAAGATATATTGTTACACTAAAGGGTGCAAAGCTAAGTTCAGAAGCAGAAGACAAGCTATTTAGATTCCTACAGTCTGGTCTTCGTGGACAAAACCATAGAACACTTTATATCCCACTTCCTGGAGATGGTCCAGACAACAAGGTTGAATTTAAAATGGAGCCAGTTGAAAATGGAATTCAAGAAGGATCATTTGATAAATATAGGACTTCAAATGTTCATGACATTCTTATGGCACATCAGGTTCCAATTTCAAAAGTTGGATCAGATCCTGGTAGCTCAATTGCATCCGCACTTGTTTCAGACAGAACATTTAAAGAACAGGTAGCAAGACCAGCCCAAAAGAATTTAGAAAAAACAATTAATAAGCTTATTAAAGAAAAGACAGACATTCTTTTATTAAAGTTTAATGAGCTAACATTGACTGATGAAAATACTCAAAGTCAAATTGATGAAAGATATCTAAGAGCACAAGTTGTTGTTCCAAATGATATTAGACCAAGACTTGGACTCCCAGTAGTTCCACAAGGAGACACTCCAGTAGTTA